TCAGGCTACGGACTACTCATGTACGGAATTATTAGAAAAAGAGAGAGCCGTTATCCTGCACCGATATATAGAGATTATTATTACGCTTCTCATTTTATCCCTGCAAAAGATGAAGGAACGCCTTACTCTTATATATATTCTTACAACAATGGAACAGAAAACATTACTGTACATAATAACCTACATGTATTCGGAGGCGACTGCTATATTGGAAAATACTATCTTAATATTCAAAGAAGAGTAGGCTCTTCTGTTGCTGATGATTTAGCTAACACAACACAAGGCGTATGGGCGCCTGCAAGATGCAGACCTACTTTTGTTTCTTGTTACGGCGAAAGCAAGCATAATATAGGTTTATATCATGTTACAAAAAATGAAGACGGCGCAGTATTAGAACTCGGTAGCTATCCTTATTTTACTAACAATATAACTATTGATAGAGAAATTGCAGAAGTATGGGCAGGAACAGATTATCAATTAGGATATACTACTAAAAAAGATAATTTTTCTCAATTTGTGAAAGACTTTACAGATAGTGAAGAAGTTACCTTATATCAAGTTAGATATTCTCTTAAACATTTAGACGTAAATAAAGAAGACCAATACAGGATATTTCTCATAAACAATTATAAAGATGCTACAAGACGGTATGGACAAATAGTTAAATTAGAAGGAATTGGTGAAAATTTAGCATTATTTCAACATGATGGGATAGGATTTTATAGGGTAAGCCAACAAGCACAAGTGCCTACTACCGCAGGAGAAATACAATTAGCTACCGCAGGTGTATTGTCTGATAAACCTGAATATATTACAAATGATTTTGAAGTAGGCTTACAAGATTTACTTGGAGTAAGAAACATAGATATAGGGTTGTTGTTTTTTGATAAAAAAAGAAAAAAGATAGCTTTGTTTGATGGACAAAAAGTAACAAATTTATCAGAAGCAAAAGGAATAAAAAGCATAGTTACTGCATTAAATTATGAACAAGACGTAAAAAAACTCCCTGTATTTATTGCTTATGATAGAAACATGCAAGAAGTATTGATTAAGAAATTGCATACTAATCAATACATAGAAACAGATGTTGCTTTTGCAGAAGAATTGTTAGAAAAATACCCTCAATTAAACGCAAAAGAAATTCCTGAAACGTTAGTATGGTCAAATAAGTTAGGCTTTTTTACTTCTTATTATACTTGTAATTTTGATATAGCATATAGTATAGGCGACAGATTTTTTAGCATGGGCAAGTCTTTAACTCCTACTATTGTAAATGGAAACCCTACAAACGAAATTATTCTAACCGAACACAATATAGGAGAAAGAGGAACATTTTACGATAGGAAAAAGAACAGTAAAATCTCGTTTATTGTTAATCCAAAAACTAATGTTACTTTTAATGGACTGAAAATTATTGGAAACTGCGACTTTATACCTAAAAAATATAGAGTGTTTAATGATAGAATTGAGGTATATCCTAAATCATTAGAAGTAAAAACTTCGTATCAATACAATATAAAACAATTTATAAATAAGATAAATGTAAGAGATATATATTATGCTCAAAAGAAAGGAATACCTATTGATAACATTTTGTATAAAGAGCAAGTATGGCACACAGATTTTCCATTTGCTTTATCAGGAGAACAATTACAAGTAGCATTAGAAAACAACTTACAACAAGAAATATGGAGTACAGAACGGTTTAGAGACCAATACGCACAACTTGTATTAGAAATGGATAATGCAGAAGGTTATGACCCAAACAGCGAAGAATATCTTATATTCAATAACAAACGATATAGATGGGTATATATTATTTCGTTAGTTTCACCTTCGTTTATATAACCTGTTTTAATTTATAAATTTTGTTTGTAATTTTGTGTTATGCTTATCAAAATAAAAGACGGCATAGCAGAAGCCTCTCCGCAATTACTTGCTTTTAAATGCTTTAAGGAATTTAGAGACAAAGACAAAAGCAAGAACAAACAAGTGTATCAAGACCTTTTAGTTTTTCTCTATTTCATGTACTCTTATGACAGTATATATTTTGATATGCCCGAAGAAATACGTAAAGAGGCAGTACTTAACGGCGTATTTGACGAAACAAAACTTGATTTGAATAATCCACTAACAAAAGACTGTATAGAGATTTATAAATCTAAACAACCCGTAGAAGTTTCTTTATTAGAGAATGCGTTAAGTGCTGTTTATAAATTAGGACAATATCTAAAAGAGTGTGATTTTTCATTAGAAGACGAAAACGGCAAAAAGAAATACGACCCCAAAGAAATACGTAGCATATTAAAAGACGTAGGAGACATATTAGTTTCTATTAAAGAATTAAGAAAATCTGTAAAAGAAGTAACCGCAGAAGAATATGTAGAGCAAAAATTTATGTTTGAATAATAGGAGTGAATGCTATGGCGCAGTTATCTGATATTATTTCTACAAACGATTTACCTTTATTAACAGAACGTTTTACAGGAACAGACAAACTTTGTATTCCCGCAAAAACCTTCAAAGAAAAAGGCGTATATACAGATTATCCTAAAAACACACGGGGATATATAGAATTTTGGAAAGAACAGTATCATTATTGCATCAATGGGTTTGAAGCAAACGGAATAAAAATAACGGGCAGGCATTATTTTTATCTTAATTTTTGTCCTATTTTTTTATTAGAAGAAGGACAATTAAGAAAAACATCTTCTTTACCTCGTTTTTATGATTATGATAAATACTATTTTGATAAAGTAGATGAAGCTATTAAATTAAGAAAAGGAATATGTTTATTAAAAGGGAGAAGAAAAGGATTTTCATTTAAGGGCGCATCTTTATTAGCATACGAATATACCTTTGTACCTTATAGCGTTTCTTTTGTTGGAGCATATTTAGACACCTACGCTAACAACACTTTTACTTATGCAAAAAACATGTTGTATCATTTAGTACAACACACAGAATTTGGGAAACAAACTATTAAAGATACAGCTGAAAAAATTGTAGCGGGGTATAAAAAGAAAGACAAAACTATTGGAGGAAGTAAATCTACAATTGAAGCTATTTGTTTTAGAGATAATGCGGGAAAAGCTATTGGTAATTCTGCAAACTTATTTTTGTTTGAAGAGTTTGGTAAATTTCCTAATGGATTATCAGCTTATTTGCTTACCGAACCATTGTTTAAGGAAGGGAATATATTTATAGGATTACCTATCATACAAGGAACAGCAGGGGATTTAGAAGAAGGGGTAAGTGATTTTGCGGAATTTTTTTACAATCCCAACAAATATAACATGTTATCGGTAGAGAACGTGTGGGACGCAGATATGACAAAAGGTGGGAGAGAAGTTGGATTGTTCTTCCCTTCTTATTATGGGCATAATGGAGTATATGGAGAAAGTGAATTTAATCAAAAGAAAGAGTATTTTGGGAAGAAAATGATAGATGCAGACGGAAATAGTATTATAGAGGTTGCATATCAAGACATATTGGACAAACGGCAACAGCTTTCTCTTACGGGTTCAGAAAAAGCAAGGTATATATATACTACGGAAAATCCAACTAAACCATCAGAAGCTTTTATGGTAGGCAGTTCGCATTTGTTTAATTTAGAAAGATTAAATGCACAATTATCTAAAATACTATCTCATGCGTCTTATTTGCCTCAAAAAGGAAGATTAGAATGGGAAATTATAAATGGCGTAGTACAATATGATAAAGTAAAATGGATACCTGATGAAAACGGCAAAATACTAATATGGGAACACCCTGACGAATTTGTAACTTCACAATCCAAAGTATATTTATCAGGAATAGACCCCGTAGATATCTCTTTACAAAAAAAGATGAGTTATCATTCTAACGGCGCAATGTTTGTATTCAAAACAATACAACGACCTATTGAAGCGGATTGCGATGTTTCTAAATGGCATGAACACCATAAAAGATTATATAATGCTATTGTATGCGAATATATAGATAGACCTAATAATGTAGAAGAATTTTATGAGACTACGTTAAAAATCAATACGTATTATAAATGCAATAATTCTTGCATGGTTGAAAACAACAAAAAGAACATTATTGATTTTTATGCTAAACATAACAAACTATTAACGTTTTTACATGGAAGCCCTGAAATCCTTGAAGCTAAACTACAATATAAACCTTCTATAAAAGTAGGAGTAACCTTAACCGAAGAAGTAAAACAAGTAGCATTAGAGTATTTAGTTATGTTTATGGAAAAATATACTGAACATATTTTTTCTAAAAGACTATTAGAAGAATTATTGTTGTATAATAACAGAGGAAATTTTGATGCGGTTTCTGCGTTTCTTATGATTATTTTTATGTTTGAAGAACGACAATTAAAAATAAAAAGAGCTAATATGGTAAAACAATTTGTTTCTTTACCTATGTATAGATACGAAAACGGAAAGATTATAAAGGACTAAATTTAGTATTTTTGTATTATGAACATAAAACCCTACTTTGGACAACCCATAGAATATATCCAAAGAAATGAATTTGATTGGGCAAAAGAAAATATAGAAAGAGTAATAGAAAATGCGACTATTGCTTCTGCTTCTTTTTATGTAGAAGCTGAAAAGACTATAAAAAACTATTTTACGCAAAAATTAGAGAATTATATTTTGTTTCATGGTTCGGAAACTTATTTTGCAAAAGACTATAAAACGCATACAAGTCAAACATTTAGTGTAAGAGACGAACTTACAGGCACGGTAACTGAAAGAGAATATAGCATTCCTATACCTATACGAAACATAAACAATATAAAACCTATCATTTTGCAAATATACGGCGAACAAATAGCAAGACCTTTTACTTTTTCAGTACAAAATACAAGTAGTAATGCTACTAAATTAAAAGATGAGTTTTATTTAATTAGTGCTATTGAATTATTAAATGCAAAATTGCAACAAGATTTAATCAACAGCGGATTACCATTTAAGAACGAAGAAGAAATAAAAGCTAAACTTGCTTCACTTCCTACTAATTTAGAAGAAATAGGAAAAATGCCCTATAAAGACAAGTATGCTTATGCAATGCAGGCTTTGTTAGAATACTATTATTACAATTACAGCATTAAAGAAATAACTGATTTAGGTTTTTTAGACTATCTTATTTTTAATGAAGAGATTTATTTAATCAATTTAGAAAACAGACGTTCTCCTATTCAAAAAATATCTCCATTAAATTGCAGATATGACAATCAATACAATTTAACAAACAAGTCTGACCCATCATGGTTTGTTTGTTGGGATTTTTTAGATATAAACGAATGTATAAGCAGATTTAATCTTACAGACGAACAAGTCTATACATTAGAAACACAACTTAACGAAAACGTCTTGTATAATCCTAATAGTATTTTAGACGCAAATTTGTATCAATTATATGACCAAACTTATTTGTCAGGGAAATTCCTTGTTTATTATGTAATGTGGAAATCTATTAGGGGGTTTGAAACAGTAAAAGACAAAAACGGAAATTATGTAATAAAAGATTTTGACAAATATCACGAAAAGCAATTTAAGCAAGCTATAAAAAACCCTAATGCAAAAAAAGAAACTGTGCATTATCAACAAGCATGGCAAGCGGTTAAAATTGGCGCAGACACTTATGTTGATATTAAGCCTATAAAAGCACAACCACGAGATAGCAAAAACTTAAAATCAGTACAACTGCCCGTTGCAATATGTAAATCAGAAGGACGTAGTTTAGTAGAAGATATGCGAAACATAGATTTTTTGCTTAAACTATGTTGGCATAAAGTAGAATACTTGTTATCACAAGCAAAAGGAAAAATCCTTGCCGTAGATTTAGCTTTTATTCCAAGACAATATAATTACGATATAGACCAAGTCGTGTATCACTTAAAAACAATGGGATTGTTTTTATACAATAGCCGAGAAGACGGTCAAATAAACAACGGCGGAAACATGATACACGAATTAGACCTTTCTATTTCTAATACATTAGGACAAGTAATACAATTGATACAAGCATTAGAAAAGAAACTATACGATATATCGGGAGTAAATGAACAAAGAATGGCGCAAATGCAAGGACGAGACAATCTTGGCACTACAAAAATGGCAATGCAACAAAGCATTTTGCGTACAGAATTCTTGTATAGAGCGCATGCTTTATCTTTGAAAAACCTACTCACTATTCTTTGTGATTATGCAAAAGAATATCATAAAGAACCCTTTGATGCTATCTACCATATTATTGGAGAAGCAAACGAAAGAGTGCTAAAAATAATGCCAAATGATTTACTTGCTAATTATTCTATATTTATAAATGACACAACCAAAGAAACAGAAGTTATTAACTCTATCAAGCAATTAGCACAGTTTTTTATTCAGCAAAACATGATAGATATTACGCAGTATATTGCCATATTAGAAAGTGAAAGTTTAAGTATTGCAAAAGCAAAATTAGCCGTAGAAATAGAAAGAAAGAAATTAGAAGCACAACAAGCATCTAAACAACAACACGAATACGAACAACAATTATTGCAAGCAAAACAACAACATGAAATTGCTTTGATGGAAAAACAACTACAATCTAATAAAGAAACTACTCAAATTGCGGAACAAACAGAACTTACCAAAGAAATAGAAAGAATAAAATTAGAGCAAGAAAAAATAAGATTGCAAGCGGAAAAACTTCAAACAGAAAGAGAGAAACTTCAACAAGAATTAAATCATAAAACTTATGAATTAGAAATGCAACAAAAATTAAGAGAAAAAGAATTAGAAAGCGAGCTTACGTTAGAAGAATTGAAAAGAAACACTGAACTTCAAAAATTAGAGCTTCAACATAGATTAGACGCTTTAATGCAAGAAGCGGAAATAAACGCTAAAAAAGAATTAGAATACGCTAAAATCAAAAAAGAATACGACCAAATGATGTTGAATATACAAAATCAACAAAGAGACTTTTTAACCCAAACACAACAACAAAAATTAGATTTTGAATATCAATTGCGATTGAGAGAATTAGATGCGGAAAAACAAAGAATTGCAAACTATGAAAAAAGATTAGCGCAAGACACAAATGAGATTAAAGCATACATACAAAGAATAGAAACACAAAATCAAAAATTAGAACAAGAATTAGATAAGTTAAAACAAGAAAACTTAATGGAAAAAATCAAACAAATAAAAATGGAAATTAAAAATCCTATTGATGAGATATTACAACCTTCTAAAAAAACGACTATTGCGGAATACGAACAGCAATTAAATAAACAATAAATAAATTTATTATATTTGCATAAACTTAAATTAGATATGAAAATAACATACTTTGGAATGCCCGAAAATGAACTTGTTAAAATCATGCAACAAGGGGGCAGTGAGCAAATGCCAACAGAGCAAGGAATGATGGAAGGTGCTAATAGCAATCCTGCTTGTGCTGCATTACAGCAAGCATTACCTAATTTACCCGCAGAATTACAAACCCCTGCAAAGAATGCATTACAATCAGGACAATGCGAGCAGTTTATTCAGATGCTTCAACAACAAGCGCAAGGAGACGTTAATACACAACAAGCGCCTATGATGGCAGGTGGAGGAAAAGACTATTCGGTTTATTTTGGAATGCCTGAAAGCCAATTAGAAAAAATACAAAATTTAGCTGAACATGCTTTGGCTATTATTGCACAAAGCGGGGTAAAAGAAAACTTACGATATATGCGTGAGGTAAATAAAGCTAAAAGACAAGAAGCAAGAGAGAGGAGAAAAGAAGCACGACAAGAAGAAAACCCGTTTAGAAAATGGTGGCTTCGTCAAAAAGTATCAGAAATGAGAGGCACTCAATATACTCTTGGAGACAAACTAAACGCCTTGCTTGGTGTTAACCTTGAAGGTATTGATAAAGGAGTATCTTTGTTAGACGCAATACTCGGCACTCACGATTATAAAAACAAAAAATCTGAAAATAAAAAAGAAACAGAACAAACAAAAGAAGAAAACACTGAAATGGAACAAACAAAAAATGACGACGACCCATTGAAAAAAACCATTCAAGATAAATTGATGGAAAAAGTAAATGAAAATGGAACAAGCAAAGGGTTAATGGACTTTATTAGAGATTTCAAAGTAGAAATGCCCAAAGAAGAATTAAAGCTTGATTTAATGCAAGAAAGTGATGAAAAGAGATTGTTTAAGATGTTAAAAGAACAAAACCCCGATTTGACTTATCGTGAGTTTTTAGAAACTTACAGAAATGAAAAACCAAAAGAAGAAATTGGACAAAAAGAAGTAATTGGCGAAGGGGAATTATTTAGAATGATGAAAAAAGAAAACCCTGATTTAACTTACGATGAGTTTGTGAAAATGTATATGAACGAAGAACCAAGAAAAAGAGCTTTCAAAGATGCAGATAATTCACTAGAAAACAAAGTAAAACAATCTAATGTAGAAAAAAATCAACAAAAACCTCAATATCAAGAACCTCAACAAGAACTTGAATACCAAGAGCCTGAATATCAAGAATTTGAACAAGTATTAAACAAAAGTGGTAGCCAAAAAGCACAAATATATCAAGGTGCTATAGAGCAGTTTGCTAACAAACTTAACAAACGTTTTGCAGAAACGCAAAATAACAATGCGGGAACTTTATTGTATGATTTAATAACAGACGCAAAAAGAGCGGGAGATAATGAAGAAGAATTATATAACGTTCTTGTAAAAATAATTATGTTAGATGAACGAACAAAATAGTATTTTTTTTGACTGCATTAGATTATAATTTTTTCCTAATTTCTACTATGGTAGATTGCTATCGTAAATCAAACACAAATTGATTATTTTATAAAAGCAACTGTATAAGTTGCTTTTTTCTATTTATAAATTTGTATATTTGCAATATGGAAGAAAACATAAATCAATTGCAACAGCAACAGCAACAGCAACAACAAGGAGAATACGAAAACAACATACAAGAGTTTCCTGATATAACTTCTGCGTATGTAGATTTTGACGATTTAGATGCAAGCGAAAAACAACGTATTCTTGAAGTATTTGAAAACAAAGAAAGTCAAGAAGAAGAACAAGGATATAATCCTTTTATCCAAACAAGACCTTCTTCTCAATTAAGCAATACTATTAAATCTGTATTAAATCCTTTATTAGCTATCCTTGTTGGTAATCCTACGGCAATAGACAATTTAGAAAAAACAGGTATATTAGACACGGGCAATTTAGTTGAAGTAAAAGAGTTTATAGAGAGCTATTATGAGAACAAATATTTGCCTACAAAAGAGCTTTCTGCTTTGTCTCAATATGTTCGCAATGGCGGTAGCATTGGCGACTTTTATAAATATATTAAACCGATAGACACTGCTTCTCTTTCTGATGAAGAATTAGTAAGATATTATTATCAACAAAAGATGGATAGTGATGCGTTGAATGAGTTTATTGAAAACATGAGCCAAACTGCTATTAAAGAGAAAGCAGAAAAATTAAGACAAGAATTAGGCATTATACAGCCTTCTCCTGAAAAAATTGTAGAAATGCAACGCGAACAACAAAAACGATTAGAAGAATATATACAATTCACAAAAAAAGAAATAAACAAAATAATTTTAGAAGAAGGGTTGTCTTTTCAAAGCAAAGCAGACAAAGAAGATTTTATAAAATCTCTAACAGAAATAAATAATTGGACTGATGATGATGGAAATTTATTGCATGTAGGAACACTCTTTTCTTATTATATCAATACAGATTTAACAGCGTTAGTACATGCGGCATATGGGTTATGGACGGTTAATGAACAAATAGAAAAAAGAAAAAGCAATGATAGATTTATTGAGAACATGAAACAAACTCTAATAGAAACAAAAAATAGTTTTATCAACTTATAGTTGTTATATATTTATTTTTTGTATTTTTGTATAGTTATTAAAAAATACATATGAGTGCAAACCATCTAAACAGGTATATTTATCGTAGAGGTTCATCTTTCGGAATGAACATTGTGTCTGACGAACCTCTTGGGGCTAATGGTCTTCTTAATTCGGGACAAATGTTGCGAATTATCTACAAAGGGCAGTACGAACCAACCATAGAAGAGTTGATAGATGGATTTTCAAAAGACATTACGCAGACTGCAAAAAAAGTAGAAGAAGCCATTGAAGGAGATTGGTACTACTATGGGATAGAACGAGACGTTAAACCTAATGCTTTGGTAAAATATGTTGTTGCTCCAACAACAGGTAACGTAGGCGAAAACCATAGTGTATTTACTTTGTGTATTGATAATCCTATTTTTATTGATGGAGATATTGTCAGGTTCAATTCTGAAAGACAAGCCCGTGTTTTGTCTGACGCTGTTTCTGTATCAAGCGGAGGAGGATATAATTATCAATTCAGACTGATTGACGCTGACTTTCTACCTCCATCTGATTACAATGGAATAGATAGTCGTATAGTAAAATTAACCACTGCTTTTCCAAAAGGTAGTTATGGAAATCCTTTCCATTGGATGTCAGGAATGAGCAAATACAGAACGCCTTTGCAGATATTCAGAAAAGCGTTTGAAATTGAAGGTTCTGCTTTAACAAGGGAAAAGATTATGGTTTGCTATGACAAGCAAACAGGCAAAAGCGTATGGTGGAGAGAAGAGCTTGCTAAAAGCATGAGAGAATTTGAGCAAGAAATTTCTAATGCTATATTGTTTCAAAAAACTTCTGTTCGTCCTGACGGCACAACTACATTAACAGACCCAAAAGGAAAACCCGTGTATACTTTTGATGGTATTTACGAAACTGTACGCAAAGCAAACTATTATCAAGTACCTACTTTTACCCTTGAAGCCTTGCAAGATTTGATTTCTACTATTCTAATTATCACAAAAGAAAGTGGCGCGTACAATCATGAGTTTTTAGTGCTTTGTGGCTATCAAGCCTTACGTAAAGTACAAAAAGCATTAGGTTCAGAATTAAATCTGCTTCCTATGGTATTTGACCAAAACTTGTTTTTACGTAAAGGCGAATATAAAGGCAGATACGGAGTAAGTCCTAAAAACAACATTTCTATCGGTTGGACGTTTACTCAATACGAATTTTTGGGTAGTAAAATCAATTTTGTACATTGTCCTTATTTAGATAGCACAACACTTAATCCAAAAGTAGACCCTGATACAGGATTTGCGTCTAAATCAAACGAAATGATTATATTAAACATGTCTGATTATAAAGAAGGCATGCCTAACGTAGTTAACTTGTATAGAGCAGGAAACGGCATATCAAGAAAGATGATTGTAAAATACATCAATGGTATGCATTCCTTAAACGGAAGCGCAAACGATATTGCGTCTACTTCTTTTGATGGTGCGCAATGCGAAATGCTTGCTCATAGAGGTATTGTTGTACATTATCCATATACTTGCGGTATATTAAGTGTGCAAGATTTTTAAGAGCGTTTTCCATAAGTAGCTTTTTTGCCTAAATTTGAGGTTGTTACAGAAGTCTATTTTATGACTTCTGTTTTTTTATAAATATATTTTTTTATAAATTTGCATTATGGACGAAATAAGATTAAACAATAGAGATGTTAAAATAATCATCAAACATTTCTTAAATGGAATGCCTAATCAACAAAGGGTATACGGCTTATCTTTTTTACTTAAAGCAAACGGAGATTTTAAGGGAAAAGAATTATTGCCATTAAATTGGTTTGACCCTAACGATAGCAGAACACTGTTGCCTAAATATCAAGAGTTAATAGAAAACGAAACGCAGAACTTTACCCGAATTTATAAATACATTGCAAACACAAGTGAAGAAAGAGTTGGAATATTAGACTTAAAAAACGATAGCGACTTAATAGAAGCGGTAATGTTATTAACTAATCCCGCAGTAAAAGCTGATTTTATAAACAAGCAAACTAATAATCCATTGTTGTTTTTAGAAAGAGAAGACATTAAACGGCAAAAAGAATTAGACAGTTTTGATAAGAAATTTGAAGTTCAAAAAGAAGTTTATGCTAACAAAGACGCAGAACATGTATTAGACAAGTACATTGTTATCATGGGATATAATCCAAGCAATTTTGATAGCAAGACTGAAAAGATAGTATGGTTATTAAGGCAAAGCGAGATTGATTTAGAAAAAGCGTATCAAGCAATTACTATGCGATTAGAAGACCAAATTGCTTTTGCTTTCTTTAATTTAGCTATACAAGCAGGGTTAATTAGCAATATAGCGGGACAAGGGTATAAATACGGTGAAGTATATATGGGGCATACAAGAGAAGAAGCTATGGCATGGTTAGAGAAGCCAACTAATCAATCTATAAAAAACGCAATTCTTGCACAACTCCCTGATAAAAGAAAACGTATTATTAGTAATGCATATACTAATGCAGTAGAATATCCACAAACAAAAGAAGTAGCAGAACTTGAAAGCTCAAAAACAGGAAAAAAGAAAAAAATAGAAGATATAGAAAAAACTGTATTGTGATATAGAAATTGTATTATAAAAACAAAGCCCTTTTATAGGGCTTTATTTGTTTATTTCTTTTTGTTTTTATATCTTGTGCTAAGTTTTCCTGGTGTGCCAAAAACATCAGGAGCAACATAAGTTCTGTATTTAAGAGGATTTTTCATATAGTCTATTGCCCATTCTCTTTCTTTTGGATTGCCATATACTAAATAGTATTCAGCTAATTGAGCGGTATGTTGATTAGAAGCGTCTGCTTCTACTTTCATTTGTTTTATTTTATTTTCACGGTCTGCTTGATAGTATTGAGCTATGTTTGTAAGGGCTTGTTGCATCATTTTGTATCTATTAGATTGGAAGTTTTCAAGTTCGCTAATTCTATTTAATTGGTCTTGAAATACAAAACGTTTTTCGGGGATATGTTGTGTTTGAGACCATGTTTCATAATTCTTAAATGCTTCTTCTTTTGGTTTTCTAATATACATATCGTAGGCTTGATTATTTGCATTTGCGTTTTGTGCTGACATATTAGCTAATGTAGCTAAATAAGTTTGCGCACTTAAATTGCTATTATTAGCTTGACGCATGGCAAACTGCCTTAACGCTGATGCTTGTCTTTTTGCTTCGTTGTACGCATATGTATCTCCAAACAACATTCTTTTTCTATGTTTGTTTCCTATTTCAGCAACAACGGGGTCGTACTGATACATGGGACGGTCAGAAGGTTTAGACTTATAAGCATTGTAAAATTGATATGCCGCTAATAAATAAGCGGGCAAGCCGTATAATCCTACGTACCTTCTATTTGTAGGAACGCTATTAAAACCATCAAGTTTTTCGGGATTAGGATAAAATGTTGTTACTTTTTTTACCCCCTCAATAGGTTCTTTTGAAGTTTGTTTGTTTTCTTTTTGAGCATTTTGTTCAGGTGGAAGTTGTGTTGATTTTGTTGTAGTTTCTTTTTCTAATTGTTTTCCTGTGTATTGAGGATAATTGTTTTCTGATGAATTAACTTCTGACGAATTACTTTGTCTTATTATAGAATTTACGCCAAAAGAAGAATAGTCAAACTCTCTTTTTGGGGCTGTGCTTTTTAATCCTGCTAATGGGTCAAATTGAGTTTCTAAAACGCCGTCTTGTGCTTTTTTATATTTGTATTTTCCAAATGCCCTTTTCATTCCGCATTTTC